ACAAGCTTGTCTATATTCAGTGCCATCGTCTTCATCTGATTAATAGCACGGCCGCGCTCTTCATCACGTTTGGGCGGCCTCATTCCAGGATGCTGGGCGTGTGGATTCTTCTTCTTTACATCCTTAAAATACTTTTTCAAACGCTGTTTATGATCTTTTACATCCTTATCTAGGACACGATAGATAACGACCCTGTGTTCACGCCACTCTTCTGGGGTAGTGATTGTGGGCATAGCATACCTTTCTGACCTATTAAAATACGCTATTACGGAAACCACTGATTGTCAACAACAAAATTTTTTTAGAAAAATACGCATTTTTGGCCCGTTCTGAAGCCTTAAATACGCCTTTTCATAAATACTACAGCAGATGTATAAAAGCTATACAAATGCACTGGAGAGAAAAAGGAAATAGGAGAAAACATTATGCAGAGAAGGTCAAAGCTAGAGCAAGTGCTAGAGCACCTTGTTCACGAAGAGCAGGATAAGGCCCAGGAACTGCTTCACCAGTTCATTGTGGAGCGCGCACGTTCCATTCACGAAGAGCTAATGTCCGACGAGGACGAGGTTCTTGAAGATGACGACTTCAACCCAGATGAGGCTGAAGGCGAAATCGAAAGTGAAGAAATGTTCGACGGTGAAGACCTGGACGATGAAGGCGAAGGCGACGAAGACGCCATGGACGACATGGACGACATGGACATGGAAGACGGCGACGGTGGCGTCGGCGGCGACGACTTCGAAGGCGACGACGGCCTAGAAGACAAGATTTCCGAGCTAGAGTCCGAGCTAGAAGAGCTACGTAAAGAGTTCGAAGAGCTACAAGGCGACGGCGAAGAAGGCGAAGGCGACGAAGACGCCGACATGGATATGGAAATGGACGACGAAGGCGAAGAGTCCGGCGAGGACGAGCTAGACGTCGACATGGAAATGGACGATGAAGGCGATGAGGAAGGCGATGAAGACGAGCTAAAGGAAGTTGAAGATTACACAACGCCTCAGCACAACGCTAACCGCAAGCAGAAGCAAACCGCACAATACGGTCAGCACAAAGGCAAGCCAATGAGCACTGATGTTCACGAGACAGCAGAAGGCGACAAGGGCAATGCTAACCGCGTAAAGAACGCAGGTTATAAGAAAGCTGATCCAATGAAGACCGACGTAGAAGATACTGATGGTCCAAGCGGTTCACACGATTACGACACTGATATGTACGCCTACAAGCAAGCTGGTTGGCCTGGCAAGGCAATGAGCACAGAAAGTGTTGACCTTGATGAAGAATGGGACATCTTTGACAGCCTTGATGAAAGCGTCCTGGACGACCTAGAGACTGTCAACGTCAAGATGGGTGGCGAACAAGGCGGCGGAAAGTACGCTGGCAACGAGACCCACACAGATAGCCCAATTCCTCAAAAGGAACCAGCTAATCGTTTCCGTAACGACAAAAATAGCCGCCTTAGCTCTGAGCAGGACACTCACCAAGGTTTCGACCGTGAGGACGCTCCAAAGCACGAAAACGTTCCTAAGTATAGCAACGTTCGTGACAAGAGCAGCTCCAAGCTTGACCACAAGGAAAAGGCAGGCGACAAGAGCGCAATGTTGAACAGCGATGATGGTTATGGTGAACCACAAACCACTAGCCCAATCGGCTCCAAGGGCACTGCTGGCAACAAAGGCGTTCGAGGCAACAAGGAATAAGGTGTAAGGACTATGAATAAGAAGGTTCTTCAAGAGAGGCTTACATTCGACCAAGCTAACGCAGTCGTTGAAGCTGTAGAAAACGAAAAGGGTGGTAAGGATCTCTACATGAAGGGTATCTTTATCCAAGGAGATGTCCGCAACCACAACCAGCGTATCTACCCAACGACTGAGATTCGTAGCGCGGTCGATCACTTAAATGAATGCTTGCGTAAAGGCGAAAGCATTCTAGGTGAAGCTGATCACCCTGAAGAGCTGAATATCAACCTAGACCGTGTTTCTCACATGATTACCAATCTCTCCATGGACGGACAGAATGGGGTAGGAAAGCTTAAGGTTATTCCTACCCCAATGGGTAATATTGTGAGGACACTGCTAGAGTCCGGAGCCAAACTTGGTGTTTCCAGCAGAGGTTCAGGAAACGTTGACGGCAACGGTAACGTTTCCGATTTCGAAATCGTCACTATTGACGTAGTGGCCAAGCCAAGTGCGCCTGAGGCATATCCACAGGCTGTTTACGAGGCGCTAAACCACAGGCGTGGTCATGTTGTGCAGGATCTTGCAGAAGCTGTACGTCATGATCCAAAAGCCCAAAAATATCTCCGCTCTGAATTATTAGAGTGGATAGAGAAACTAAAGTAAGGAGTCTGGTCCAATGGAAAAGGCACTCAAAGAACTACTTGAGAATGAGGTGCTAAGTGAGGACACTAAAGAAGAGTTGTCCGAAGCTTGGAACCGCAAGCTTCAAGAGGCCGAACAAAGGGCAGAACAAAAGCTAAGAGAAGAATTTAGCCAGCGTTTTGAACACGATAAAGGCCTCCTAGTTGAAGCAATGGACCGCATGCTATCCGATGCGATCCGTGATGAATTGAATGAATTTGCCCAGGACCGCAAGGCTCTCGCTAACCAACGCGTTAAGCTGTCCAAAGCTATTCGCGAAAGTAAGGGCAACTACAACAAGAAGCTAGCAGAGCACGCAAGTAAGCTGCAAGGTTTTGTTGTAGAGCAACTTCAGCGTGAACTAAAAGAATTCCACGCTGATAAGAAGGACTTACAAGAGCAGCGCGTTAAGGTTGCAAAACAGCTACGTGAAGCACGCCAGCAGTATAAGAAAGAAGCTGCTCAGCGCGTTAACGTACTAGAGAGCTTTGTCATCAACCAACTAACCAAGGAAGTCAGTGAATTCCATCAAGATAAGAAGGCACTAGCTGAATCCCGCGTTAAGATGGTTACAGAGGGCAAGAAAAAGATTGATGAAACCCGTAAGGCGTTCATCAAGCGTGCGGCAGGCTTGGTAGAAGGTACCATTGACGATGTAGTCCGTAAGGAAATGACTCAGCTACATGAGGACATTAAAGCAAGTCGTCAGAATGACTTTGGCCGCCGCATCTTCGAGGCATTTGCTGATGAATACATGGCAAGTTACCTAAGCGAGGGTTCAAAGGTTAAGGATCTTATGAGCAAGATCAGTGACCGGGAGCGTAAGCTGAACGAAGCAATGCAAAAGCTTGAGAAGCAACAAAAGCTTCTGGAGAACGCAAATCGCAAAGTTACCCTTGTGGAAGAGAAGAGCAAGCGTAGTCAAACACTACAAGAGCTTCTTGGTCCTCTAAGCAAGGACAAGAGGGCGGTTATGGAGGAACTCCTTGATGGTGTCAAGACCAGTAACCTCCGTGAAGCTTTCCACCGTTATCTCCCAACGGTGCTTAACGAGTCAGGGTCTGCACGTCGTGTCAGCCAACGCGTTGACAGCGCTCGTAAAACCCTAACTGAAAACGAAAAGGGTCAGCAGGCCCCCAAGAAAGCCATTACTGGCAACAGGCAGAACAGGCTAGCAGAGTCTGCAAACGCCGAAACTAAAAACAATGAAGAAGATAACAAGCAACTAGCAGAAATTAGAAAGCTAGCCGGTATTGCAAACTAAGGAGAACTGAACAATGAGTAAGCTATTCGAATCCAATTGGAAAGCTACTAAGCAGGCACTACTAGAAGGTAAGGACCTTCAGTACAACATGGACGGTAGTGCTAACCCAAACAAGAAAAAGGTCATGGAGACCGTTCTTGAGAACACCCGCAAGGACCTACAAGGCCGTGGCGGTTCCATGTTACAAGAATCTGCAACAGCTGGCGCAACTGCGGCTGGTAACGTAGCAACCCTAAACAAGGTTATCCTACCAGTTATCCGTCGTGTTATGCCAACAGTTATTGCTAACGAGATCATCGGCGTGCAGCCAATGACTGGTCCAGTCGCACAGATCCACACACTACGCGTTCGTTATGCAGATAACGTTCCTCAGGGTGGTGGCGCTGGTAGCGTAAGTGCTGGTACAGAGGCTCTTAGCCCATTCGACATTGCACGTTTCTACTCTGGTAACGAAGATCCAAACAACCCTAAGGCAAGCCCAACAGCTACCCTAGAAGGTCGTCCTGGTAATCGTCTAAGCATCCAGATCCTAAAGGAAACTGTCGAAGCTAAGACACGTAAGCTAAGCGCACGTTGGACCTTTGAGGCTGCGCAAGACGCACAGGCTCAGCAGGGCATCGACATCGAAGCAGAGATCATGGCTGCGCTAGCGCAGGAAATCACTGCTGAAATCGACCAGGAGATCCTAAGCTCACTACGTAGCCTAGCTGGTCCTGCTACTGCAACATTCGACCAGAGCGGCGTAAGTGGTACTGCTACTTTCGTTGGTGATGAGCACGCTGCCCTAGCTGTTCTAATCAACCGTCAGGCAAACCTAATCGCAGCTCGTACACGTCGTGGTGCTGGTAACTGGGTTGTTGTAAGCCCAACCGCTCTAACAATCCTACAGAGCGCAACAACCAGCGCATTTGCACGCACAACTGAGGGTGTCTTCGAGGCTCCAACTAACACCAAGTTCGTTGGTACTCTAAACAACTCCATGCGCGTGTATGTTGACCAGTACGCACCTGATAACACACCAGTCCTAGTAGGTTACAAGGGCCCAGGTGAAATTGACGCAGCGGCATACTACTGCCCATACGTCCCACTAACAAGCTCCGGTGTTGTTATCGATCCACAGACCTTCGAGCCAGTCGTTAGCTTCATGACCCGTTATGGTTACATCGAGCTAACAAACACAGCGTCCTCTCTAGGTAACGCTGCTGACTACCTAGGTCTTGTTGACATCAACACAAGCAACCTAAAGTTCTTATAAGTCATACACTTATACGAACATGGCGAAGCCCGGGAGCAATCCCGGGCTTCAACCATGAGTGGTTGACAAATCCCCTCACTATGCTATGCTAAGGTGTAATGAAGGAGACGCTTATGGACCGGATGTTCTGCTACGCATGGTATGAGGTGGACAAACCCAACGAGACCAAGTTTGGTGAACGTTGGGTGTTTGATGGCCAAGACCCGCTCGCTGAGGTGTGGAAGCGCGTGCGCGGCAGCCTTCAAGTCCGCAAGGACATCATGAACGGTGGACCTCAAACGGACAAACAGCGTGGTGGCATCGTTCTTGAGAAGATTTGGGACGTCTCCGAGTACGCTCAGCACGTTGGCCGTCATTACAAGCAGGCCCGTGTTGACGACCACATCCGTGAGCACATTGGTCATCGCAAGGGCAAGACAGGCGAGGTCCACAAGCTGCCAGCTTCCGAACTCGTCACCCGCGTCAACCGAGTGCTCGCTCGTGCTGGTCAACCCCTCCCTTCCGCAGCCTTGTCCACTGCTCAGTACCTCGCTGCTGACGAGGTGCTGCAGGCTGTCCGCCAAGGTCATCGAACCATCCTAGCCGAACTCTGCG